ATAAATGCTCGTTATTATCTACCATTATACATTGAGCTTCCTCCTCATGAGAATATTCAATAGAAGTTATATACCTTTCTATTTGCTCTTCATATAAGCTTATAGATGTTTTATCATCACTTATGACTGCTTTGTACCCAATACTAAAAAAGACTTCTCTAATCAAGTGTAATACACCAATATTTGAATGATTGAATGTGACTACATCACCAGATTCATTGGAAACACACTTTTCAACTATAATATTAAGAAAATCAAATTTTTTATCTATTGAATTACATAAAACAGTATTAATATCCATATCTACAGATTCCCCATTAGAAATTTTGGTAGCAAGTTCAGTTAAATCAACATTACCATTATCATTAAAATTAATTGCTTCAAGTTTTGGTAAATAGTATTTTTTATCCAATTTTCCAATTAAGTCTGATGTTTTAAATACTCTATATGGTCCATCGTTATTTAATGTCCATAAATGTTCTTCATCACATAAAGTACTTGTCCCATCATTAAAACTAACTCTATATATTGGTCTAACACCTTGTGGGTACACACCTATAACTTTTGTAGGATTACCATCTCTTGAAATAACATAATCACCAACTTTAACATCACCCATTTTAATCCATCCGTTTGGAGTTAAAAGTTTTGATGTTAACGGTTGCGCTTTACCAACCCCGAAGGCCGCGAGAATAACTGCCAATTCACCTTTGGCAAGACCACCGTTCATAATTTTATCAAGACCTTCAATACCTGTTGATATTGGGTTTCTAAAGTCTTCTTCAAGAACTGATGCAATATTATGTAATACGTTTATTGTATTATCAGATATATCACCTTTGTCCAATGCCTTTCTAATGATATTTTCGCATTGTTCATATTTATCTAAGTCACCATTATTAATAATACCTTCACATTCTTTTATTGCTTTTTTAAGTTCTTGTCTTTTGCAGAATTTAGTTGCAGTTTCTTGAACGTAATGAGTATCATTTAATGATGACTCTTCAATTTTCTTTAGGTGTGTTAAATAAAAATTCTTTTCAACTTCAGAAGTTAGTTTTTCGAATAATCTTGTTTTGATGCTACCTAAATCTGGAATTGCTTCATATTTTTCATAAGCATTTTTTATTTCAGCAACAATCTTTTTAAGATACAATTCTTTAAAATAATTTGGTTCCAATATATCAATGATTGACGTTGCAAATTTTCTGTCAGTTAATATTTGCAATATCAATCTATGTTGGAAATCATCGGTTAAATAACTTAAATCTTCTTTTTCTATTTTAACACTCATTTTTAGTTTTATTTAAAGTTATTAAGCATTAATTGCTTCAGTTGTTCTTGTGCTCAAGTAGTTTGTAATCGTTTGTACTATTTGAGGGATGATTTTACCAATGTGTAAATCTTTTCTAGCGTATGGTTGAAATACGTTACCAGTGAATGTACTTTTAGCAATTTGTTTATCTTTAAAAGACACCACTAAAGTATAGTTTTGTTCATACTCATAGATATTTTTAATATCCATTGCATTGTATGGGTTGTATGGGTTGTAGTTACTCCAAGCTAAATTTTCACAAACACCTTTCAAAAAAGAAGGAATTAAACCTAATCTACCATAACCATTATTCATACCAGTTAATTCATTCATCATATCTTTAATTTCATATGCCCAAGCAATTTGATTATCAATATTTTTCATATTAATGGTCCTATCTTCATATTTAAGACTTCTTAAATTATTAAAATAAGTTCTATCATATGAATCAACATTAAAATATCTTTTGCAAACGATATTATCATTACTTAAGAATGTAAAGCTAAATGGTAGATTTGAATAATCTGTAGTTGTTTTTGTTGTTTTTGTTGTTGTTGTATTAGACATAATTTACGTGTTTTAAACATTAAAGTTATTTTAGTTCTCTATTTATTAATTTTTTGAATGGTAAAAAATAATCCTCAAAGTTATTAATTATTTTGTTATTTAAACCATCTTCTTTAATAAAATTATAAACATTTTTAATTTCTCTGCCTTCTGGATTGATTGATAAATTAATTACATTGTCAATCATCTCCATTGCATCTTCACTAATTAAAGGATTTTTTAGATTAATTATTATATTATTTATTTCATATAATTTATCTGCTTGTATCCCATCAGTAATCCCATAGCTTATATTATCCAATATTTGCAATGGTTTTTGTTTATTGCTTATCCTTTCATCTTGTAACAATTTTGATTTGTTAATAACTTCTTCCAATGTTAATTTTCTTTCAGTTATTTCTGGGAAATGCTCATATAAAGTTTTTTCACCCAATCTTTTGACACCTTTTATTGAATCCGAACTGTCTCCACATAAAATTTTAATCAAAAGAGCATTTTCCAAATTATAACCAAAATTCTCTCTAAAATTTTCTTTGGTGATATATTTTTTCAAATCACACATGTAGATTTTCACATCATCGTTAATCAATTGACATAAATCTCTATCACTTGTTATTATCGTTATTTTGTCACCAACGTTTTTATTATTGCAAATATACGCAATAAAATCATCAGCTTCAACAAAATCATGCTCTAATTGTCGAATAAATAATTCTTCTAAATATTGTTGGACTCTAACTCTCTGATATAGTTCACTTTCGTCAATAGGTGCTGTACCTTCTTCGTAGTTTTTTCCTCTACCACTTTTATAATCTTTATAGATATCGTACCTTAATTTACCACTATATTCACCATCCCATAGAACAAATACCTTATGATATAAATCCTCAAGCATGATTTTTCTTAATACAGTAATAAATTGATATATACCACCTACATGTTCACCTTTTGAATTGAACTCTTCTTTTGAACCTAAGTATGACCTCTTAAATAAACTTGAGCCATCAACAACTAATAAGTTCTGATGGCTTTCAAGTTCACTATTTTGACCATTTCTTGGTGGCCTTTTGTTTAGCATTAAGCTATTGTTTTAAATGATTAATAAAACTATCCTTCTAAATCCTCTTTACTTAATTTACTTTCTTCAACTTCAATTGTAAAGTCGTCCATTGTTGTATTTAAATGTCTAAGGATATAATCTTTATTTTGTTTTTTATATCCTTCCATATCATCTGGATTCCAATATCCGTGTGGTGTGGATACAATCAGACCAACCTCTTCAATTCCGTTGATTTGATTCTTATCACATTTAATCTTTGTCTTGGTTGCGTACTGATAGCGTTTTCCTCCACTTGTAGCCCATAACTTCTCTGTGGAATGGCTAAGTGTACCTCCGAAGTGAATAATGATTCTAGGGGAATAATAGAACGCTTCACCGCCTTTATGTTTGATAACTTTGTTCTCGTTATCCAACCAGATTTTTTGAACCACTGCGAATGTATTGATATAAGGTTTCCCTTCTCTTCTTGATGCTGGGATTCTATGGTTAACCAATGATTTGAATGCAGTTTCCATTGAACCAGCGTTCCATTGATTATTATTTGATTTGGACATAACGGATTTAAACCCATTTAATGAACCAACTGAATCCCATAAGAATAATAAATTTCTATCTAGATTACCTTCATCTTGCATATCCATTAATTCAGTCATTAATCTTGCAACGTCTTCGATAATTGGTTCACTTCTTAATCTTTTTGTTCCTTCTTTTCCAGTTGAGTAATCAAAGTTACCATATTTGTTTAATAGGTCATCCCCATTGATAAAAATGAAATCACCATCATAATCGATAATTTCTCCAGTTTCCTCATCAACAACCTCATGGAATTCAAATCCAATATTTCTTGCGTGTTCCCAATTCCAGTTTGTTTCGGTTTCAATAATAACTGGTAAATCACCAATTTTTTGAGCTCCTACAATTGCTTCATAAATCGCTGTAGATTTACCTGTGTTTGAGAACCCTCTGAATGATGTGAAATAACCTCTTGCTAGACCAGGAATCTTTAATGCATCATGAAATGCATCAGATAACGGAACCCAAGATAACTCCTTCTCTTTAACAACATTCCCAAAGCCATTATTTTTTTTAAACGCTTTTAAATCAAAAATCTTCTTTTCAATCTTTTTTGCTGGTGCAGTTTTTTTTGTCATATTTTGTAAAAAAATTAAATTAATAAAAAAAATAAGGTAGCTATTACGCTACCTAAATATTAAAACGGTAATTCATCCTCTTCATCATCCTCTGCAACAACCTCAACTTTTTTAGTTGTTTTAGTTTCAGTGGTAGTCGTTGGTTTTGATGTAGCTTTTACAGTTTGAGTAACAGTTGTTGGTTCTGGAAGTTCATCCAATTCAATCTCGTTATCTACGATTTCAGCATCAGTTGCGTTTTCAGCTTCTTTATCAACTTTAGCAGCCCAGCGATTATTGTCTTTATCCCAGAAAGGAGTTTGACCTTTAGCGGTGATAGCTAAGTATTCATAATTTCTAACAGAATAAACATCTTCCCATGTTCTTGTGTCGCTTGTCCATTCATTAACCAATGATTCGTCAGTTGATAGAGGAGTAGCTTCTAAAGCATAACCAATAGTTGTTGTGTTTCCGTTGCTACCTTTCTTAATGGTTAAGATTAAATCTCTACCAGTTTCAACATCTGTAATATCATGAGCACAATCTTCAATAGCACTCATAATTTTATCATAGACACCATCTTTTTTGTAGTTATGTTTGAATCTCCAGAATTTTGGTCCATCAGCTTCATTATCTCTATCGATTAATTTAAGGATATAAAATCTTCTTGCTGAAAATTCTTTTGCCATTTCTTTCTCATCTTCGTTTCCACTAGCTAATAAAACTTCTCTAGCTTCGCAATAAGGACAATCCTCACCTTTTTCATGTTTTAAACAAGGAAATGTTTTCCATGCACCATCAATTTTCTTAACGTGACCCCACATTGTTTGGAAAGATGTCTTTTGACCTTCTGATGGTGGTAAAATTCTAAATTTCTTTTTCAATGTTGATACACCTTGCGGTAAACTTGAATTGAAGTAGTTTTTTAAATCGTACTTCTTTTCACTTTTGTTTGCTGAACCATTACCATGCGCTTCTTGGTATTGTTTCATCATTTCTTCAAATACTCCCATTTGACTTTTTAAATTTAATTAGTAAATAAAAATTGTTTAAATAATACAACACGATGTTATATTGATGCAAATATAGACTATTATTTTTAATAATGCAAGAATATTAGAAAAAAAAATACGAAACCAATATTAAACTGATTTCGTATTCTTAAATTTTAAAACTAAAAATGCGAGTTATTTGCAAAGATAGTTAATTATTTTTAGTTATGCAAAAATATTATTTAATAATTTAACGAGATAATATATTGGCATTTTTTAAAACAACATTACCTTCAACTTTATCAAAAGTAAGACCTTTAGGGATATCGTTTGAGGTAAGTGAATCTAAAAACAAATCACCTCTTACTATTGGATTAAAATCCATTGGAATTGACTTTAAGTTAGCTAAATCCAAATCAACACCAACAATTGGACTAAAACCTTCTGGTATTGACTCTATCGATATTAAATCTAATACTCTACCTACTTTAGGTCTGAAATTTTTTGGAATAGATTTAACTGAATCTAATGTTAAACTTCCACCAACTTCTGGATTAAATCCTTCAGGTATTTCAATTAATGATTTTAAATTTAATGTTCCAGTAACTTTTGGATTGAATCCTTGAGGGATATATTTAACTGAATTTAAATTTAATCTACCTTTTACTTGTGGGTTAAAACCTTGTGGAATTATTTCTAATGAATCTAAAAACAAGTTACCATTAACAATAGGTGAAAACCCCTTTGGAATTGTAACTACTGATGATAAATCTAAAAAACCATTAATTTTTGGGTTAAATCCTTTTGGAATTGAAGTAAGATTAGTTAAAAATAAATTATCATCTATTTCTTCTTTTCCATAAAATTTTTCAGGAGTTAAATTAAATTTACTTATGAAATTTTCAATTAAATTTTGATTATATTTGTTTTGTTCATCTATTGGTAGATATTCAATTTCAATATCATTTAATCGAATGTTATTATTCATTTTAATTCTTATATTTCTAAGAATTTGTTTTTTGTTTAAAATTTTGAATATATTTTGATTATAATATTTAAATCTATTTCTAATGAAAAACCCTACCTCAATCAATGAATTTAAACAAGCTTCATCCAAAGATTTTAATTGCTCATCAGATATATTAACCCCAGTTGCAGCATAATCTCTAATAAAATCACTTGCTATAACTTTACTACCATTAACAACCAAATTTTTAATATTATGGTTTATAAATCCAAATAAATTATTTCCATCGTATCCTCTAGTTCTATTAACTAAATCATCGTATTTTTTCTCATCATCAGTTATTTCCCTATATTTAAAATATTTTTCTTTACCTTTAAGATTTGGCATTTCAGATTCAATATTCCTCCATGACATTGCTGATTCTTTACCACCAGCTCTTGAGCTTGTATTACTTCTATCAGCTATAGCGTAATCCCCGTTACCGTAATTCATGATAACCAATTTATGTTCATTACCCTCAATATTTTTTTGTAAAACAAAATAAGGTGTTGCTCCATAGCTTAACCTATATGTATTATAATAATTTAACTCTGGTTTTGTAATACACCAAGATTCACCTCTACCGTACATAACACATTTTGCTTTTGTATTAGTATTTAAAATTATAATATTATCATCTTCAAATAATATATCTTTATCATGTGGTTTATATATATCAGCACTCATTGATGTTGAATCTGTTTCAATCCACTTATTGTTATTAACCAAATCAATTAACCCAGTTTCAATTTTCTTTAATGAGAATGCAACAGCTTTATTACCTAAACTTTTTATGTTTTTAATATAAGCATCAAGATATTTTTTTGCGTTATCTTTGTTTTGGTAAAATTCTCTTGTTTTTATTAAACTATTCAATGTTTTATTATACCAATCATTATATTTAGTATCAAAACTTTGTTTATCTTTATATTGAAAGATATCACCAAATACATTTCTAAATAAACTAGAAATAGTTAATTTATTTTTCATCTCCTCACTTGTATCTGAAAATCGTTTGGTAATTGAATCCACAACATTTCTACCATATATTTCGGTAATAATTAATGGAGTTAAATTTTCTCTTAATAATTGTTTAATAAAATCTCTCATAAAAATTAATTTAAAAAATAAATGGAACTAAACTTAATTAATTCCATTCAATTCGATTTAAAACATAATAGTTTTTTAATATATATCTTCTTCTTCGTAAGGATTATTTTTGAAGCTGTCTTTAATCTTTGTTGAATCAATATCCTCAACATCTTTTGTTGTTAATATATAATTACCTTCAGCATCTTTTCCTTCTTCTTGTTCTTCATCTTGATTTGTTGTATAAACACCTTGTCTATCAGCCCAGAAATCACTTAATTTAATATTATAAGGGTATGAATCCATTGAACGCAATTGAATCTTTTCTTCCTCAGTTGGAATCCTTTTTTCAAGTTCAGTTTCCAATGCATCAATTTTTTGAGTGATTTGATTCATTCCATCCAATTTTCCTTGCAATTCATCAACCATATTAATTAATCTTTCAATGTTTGAATTTGCATTGTCAGCAGAATCCTTAGCTTCCTTTGTCTTATTCACCAATTCAGTTACATCCAAATCAACCTCACCATCATTTGTGTCTATTCCAGTTTCTGTAGCATTATCGCTTGGAATTTCATCATTAATTTGCGTATCATCCATTGGTTGGTCAACCATAGGTTCATCACCAAGAACTTCTTCAGGAGTTTCAATTGAATCATCAGGATTCATTTCTTCACCATCACCTATAGGTTGGTCATTTAAAGCCTCGTCCTCCTCAGCTTCATTTGCCGCACCATATATAATTTCTTTATCATCCAATTTCTTTGGTTCAACTCTTTCACCATGAAAAGAAAACGATTCATTTAAATTATCATAAAACTCATAATTTAATAATTTCTTAAACTTGTTAAGTTCCTCGTTAAGAATTTGTTTATTGTCTTTTTTCATTTTTTAATTAGATTAATAACTGTCTACCGTCTTCAGTAATTATTTTTTTATTGATTCTTTCAACCAATTCCTTTGCTTCTTTGATTTTACATTCGTTTGTATCACATTCGTTTGTTGATAAAAAGTCATCCAACTGATTCCCCAAATTATCTTTTTTAATATCTTCTTTCATAACTTATGATTTAATTAACATTATTAATATCATATATAAATATTTAAAAATTTAAAAAACTCGCTTTATTTTATATAAAACCAATTCATTATTTTTAATTAATAACATTTTATTTTGAAACGTTGCCCAATCAATTTTATGTGATTTATAATCAATGTTTCCAACCTCACCATCTGTGAGTTCCTCAATTAATTTATTTAATGCATTTATAGTATAAATTGCATCACCTTTCTTATGAATTAAAATTGCGTTTGGAAATAGATTATTAAAGTTTAATCTTCTATTATCTTTAACAACAAATTTAAATGTTACAATTAATTTAGATTCATCATCCAAATTACTATATACAAATACCTTATCTCTAGGTATTGAGAATTTCTTTTCCAAATATCCAAAAAACCATTCAAGTCTTTCTGGAAATATAAAGGAAGCTAATAATATCGTCTTATTCATGTTCTACAGAGTATATATATGGGATATATTTTAAATTATTATTTAATTTAACCATATAATCTTTATACTCTATAAGTATTTCGTTATTTATAAAAAGAACGGAAATATTATTTTTTAAATAATTAATCAATTGATTCCTATCCTTTCCAATGTAATCAATAACATTCAAATCAATGCCATATATTAGATTATCCACATTTATATAAATCATGTTTTCAGTTTGGAAACCTATCTTTTTTGATGATAATTTGATGTTATCAAAAATATTTAATATTTTTTTATTCTCAAACAAAAGGAAATCAATGTAAATATAATTTGATTTTGATACAAATATCTCATAACATTTCTTTATGAAATAATATAAATCCTCCTCATGCATATCCCTTTTTTCCGTTAAAGAGAATGTCCAAAATATATCATCTGATAACTTCCTGTCAAAATAATCTGCATTTGGCGCTATGGTTTTAACATTATCCCACCCAATTATTAATGTTGGTAAATTGATTATTATATCATCAAATGAATTAATGATGTTAAAATTTTTATATCCTAAATTTGTATTTGTAACAATATTACCTATAAACATAAGGCAAATATAATAAAAAAAAGTGATACAATGTACCACTTTAAAATTATTTTTTATTAACTATTATATTAGAACCTATTTCTTTATATATTGGAGCATAAGTATGTGCATTTTTTAAATTACCAATAGCAGGATTAATTACAAAAAAATCTTTACTTTGAAATGAAGTATAGTAAGTATTTACCGTTTGTTGTGTTACAGTTGTTAAACTACGACTCCAAGTTGCAAGGTTACCATAAGTACCTTTTACAATCATTAATTTAGCATTTGGAAATAATGTTTTTAATTTAGCATATATTTTA